AACGGCCTTGGTTTCCAAGTCAAGTGGCATGAAAGTAAACGGCACAATGCGGCTGAAGCGATCGAGGGTTGCCGAGTTCATGGGGGTTGTCCCCGCATAACGGCCTGTTTCATCGCCATTGCCGAATGTGTTATCAGCCCCGAAAATCATGACACCTTGTGCCTTGCGATGCGTCATGCCGCCATAGTTCACCACGGCATCGGCCTCCAAAAAGCCGTTCAATGTGGCAAGGTTTCCCGCATTCGCAAAGCTAATTTCATCGAGCAGAATCACGGTCGCGGGGCTGACGTATGCCTGTAAAAAGTCACCACGTTTAAACACACTAGAACCATTTTCCAAGGCCTGAGCACCCGCGTAGTCATCGGCAGTGGTTTGCTTGTGGAAGTTATAGCGCACGTATGGGCGGCCAGTGCGGCTTGCCCATTGGGCGGCTGATTGTGATTTTCCAGTGCCCTTGTCACCGCCCATGAACGTGTTTTCGCCAGTGTCTTGAGACAAAATGAAGTGACGCAAAATGCCCTCAGTCCACACAAAATGCGGATCGACAGGCGGGGCATCAGGCGAGTTGTAAATGTCAACCATCATGACATCGCCCTTCATGTCGCGCACGTCAATGCCGAACACGTCAAGGGCGGGTTTGCGATCGATCACGTGAACCGATGCCATGGCCGCGACTGTCGCCTGTGAACCAGTGGCTTGAACGGCCTCATTGAACGGCTTGAATGCATCGGCCACGGCCTTGGTCACTTGTGCTTGGATCGAGGCGGCATCGATGCCCTTGGCGGCTTGCTTGCCCATGGCCTTTAGGTCATCGCGCAATTCAGTGATCACGCTCTCAAGGTTTCCCGCCATGGCCTCGGCCTTGATGCCGACTCTCAGGGCATCGAGTGCCACTGTCTCGGCACGTGCGGCCACTTTGCTTGCCGCCTGTACCAGTGCGGGATCGACTGACTCAGCGGCAGTGATGGCCGTCTCAGGGGCGGCTTGAATCATTTCAAGGGTGATTAGCACGGTGTTTTTGACACGTGCAATTTGCAGTTTGAGGGCTTGATTTGATGCCATGATTTTCTCTCTCTTTAGTGTTTAAACAAGTGCCAAGGTATCGCCACATGGGCAGATGGGTAGGCGGGGGTTGCCGTATGAGTCGAATGCCCATTTGGCCGTCAGGCGAACAGTGTAGGAACATGAGGGGCAAGAGGCCTTGAGCATGCGAGTGCCTTGCGTCTTACGTGATGACATGTCAAGGGCGGCATGAGGGTAGTCGCCAAGGCCTTCGATGATCGAGCCATATGCGTCCATGAAAGTGGGTGCACCGACAGTCGCCTTCCAAGTGTTCGAGGCGGGGATCAGCAACATGGCCTCGGCCAGTTTTTGGAAGTTGACTCCATGATTCATGCACCCCTTGGCGGTGTGGCAGAGTTCATGAATGAGCACGTCAAAGACACGTGCGGGGTTGTCCAGTGTGGGGCTGATAAAGATTTCATAGTGGCCGTCACTGGAGCGGGTGTCAGCCCAACATTCGCCAATAGCCCGTTGGCCGAAAATGATGGCCTGAGTTCCTCAACGGCACTCTGTAAATAAGTCTCTCTCTCAGTGTGAATGATCATGATGTAAGCACCTTTAGGTTGCATGCCGAATTTGGCATGTGTGCATTTTAGGGGCATTGATATTGTTTACACAAGCCCCCTGATATATGCCTGACTAAAACGTGGGGTTATTAGATCGGCATGTTTTCTAGGCCATCAAAAAAGAAATCAGGCGCGCGCACACGCGTAGCATGATGCGTGCCAACAATCATTTTTAGGCCTGTTTTTGGGCGTGGTTTAAAAACAACAAAACGTCTAGGTGCGTTTTTTTTGAGGGGGTTGAGGGTAGGGTAGCCACTTCGGAAAACGGACGCTCAGAGAGGCCTTAAAATCGATTCTAGAGGCCATAGGGTTAACCCCTAATTTGTGGATAACTACCCCTGTTTTGACCACTTTTTGTGTGGATAACTTTCGGGCTGGTGTGGATAACGTGGGAAAACCCTAATTGCACCAAAATGAATAACTTTGTGGATAACTTGTTGCATAATACGAACAGTTCACAACGTGGACTAAGTGAGCATTTATTGAACTGATCAGTCACAAAATGGAGGCGGTGATCATGAGTAAGACGACAAAGGCTGAGTATCGGGCGGCCTTGGCCGAGGCCGAGGGGCAATGGGAGGATCAGAGCGCAGATCCCATGAGCGAAGCGGAACGGTTGGCTGATGCCCTAGTAAGACAAGCACCTAAGCCTAGGAAGCGAAAGGATGGTCTACCAGTAGCGGGAGAGCATAAGAGAAGCCTACCCTTGTCACCCTCAGCCCTTGCATTCGTTCAAGGGGTTATCAGAGGGCAAAGCCTCAGGCAAAGCTACAGAGAGGGCTTCAAAAACTCCACTGGAAGCGATGCAAGCATCAGCGCAAATGCCAACAAGCTAATGCGTGATCCAAGGGTTCAAGCACTGCTCAAGGAAGCTTGGGGCGAAACCATAGAACACCTTGTTGACGATATGGCCGCATCTAAAAGGTATGTGCTCAAGGGACTGTTGGCACTCAGTAAAGACGCTCAACCAAGCACACAACTAAAAGCACTGGAACTGATGGGCAAAGCCTGTGGCCTGTTTACACCTAGCGATGTCCAAGACAAAGCGCCAGTGACTGCTGACCAGTTGAAGCGTGAACTTGCAAGCCACTTGCGCTTGCTCAAGGGGGATCGGTCATCGGTGCAAGACGTGCAAGCCACCGCGTTTAAACAGAAGCTGACGTGATGATGCCCCACCATGTCGATGTGCGTGCATGTGCGTCACCCACCGCACCCGTACCCCCCGCTGTGGCCGCTGACCACCCGCCCGTCTATTACGCTCTAATCCACTCTTCCACACATTAGCCATAGAAACACCCCCCCTATCCAATCCAATTCCAAACCCCCCACCCTATATATATTTTTGCGAAGCGACTTGCGAACGTTCTCATTATCGTTTAAACTCATCACATGTGTAAACGCATGGGGACTTTGCGTCTTAATGCTGGCTCTTGTCGTCCAGTAGTCTCCAGCCGTTTAAACATGACCAAGCATCGCCAATTAGTTTTAGAGTTCATACGTGCCTATATAAGGTTGCACGGTGTACCGCCGTCCTATGAAGTCATAGCCAAAGGAATTGGATTGAGTTCTAAATCAAATGTGCATAGGATCGTCCATAGACTTAAGGAGGATGGCCATTTGACTGTCCGGCCTTATAAGTTTCATTCCATTAAGCTTGTGGATAAGTCTGTTAAAGAAATGGCTGCGTTATGAGCCTACTGACCCGCAAAGAGATTGAAGCCTATTTAACGTTTGCAGACACTGCTCCCCCCGCAGAAAGAGCCAAGGTTCAGAAGCTCTTGGAGTTTGATCGTGTGGAGCGCTGCCGGGAGTCTTACCTGTTCTTTGTCCAGCAGATGTGGCCTATCTTCATCTCTGGTAAACATCATGCAATCATGGCCGATGCCTTTGAAAGGGTCGCTAGGGGCGACCTTAAGAGGTTGATCATCAACATGCCGCCCCGGCACACTAAGTCTGAGTTTGCCTCGTATCTTCTGCCAAGCTGGTTCTTGGGTAAGTTTCCTGAGAAAAAGATCATTCAGACTGCACACACCGCAGAACTTGCAACAGGTTTTGGACGAAAGGTTCGTAATCTTGTCTCTTCAGAGAACTATCAAAAGGTATTTGATACAAAGTTATCAAGTGATTCAAAGGCCGCAGGTCGCTGGAACACTCATATGGGTGGCGATTACTTCGCTATCGGTGTTGGCGGCGCTGTTACAGGTAAGGGCGCTGATCTCTTAATCATTGACGACCCTCATTCAGAGCAGGAAGCCAAGCAAGGCAACCCTGCGGTGTTTGATAATGTCTATGAGTGGTTTACATCTGGCCCGCGCCAGCGTTTACAGCCGGGCGGAGCCATCATTATTGTGATGACTCGCTGGTCGAAACGTGACTTAACAGGTCAAATTCTCAAAAACGCAGGAAAAGATGGCGTAGATCAGTGGGAAATCATCGATTTTCCGGCAATCATGCCCTCTGGAACGCCTTTATGGCCCGCTTTTTGGTCAAAAACAGCGTTAGAAGCCCTAAAAGCAGAGCTTCCAGTCGCTAAATGGGAGGCTCAGTACCAACAGAACCCCACATCCGAAGAAGGCGCGATCATTAAGCGGGAACAATGGTCTATATGGGAGAAAGATACACCCCCGCAGTGTGAATACATCATCCAATCTTGGGATACGGCCTTTGAAAAGAACAACCGCGCCGACTATTCAGCCTGCACTACATGGGGTGTCTTCCAACACCCGAACAAACAAGGCGATATGAGGCCCAACATCATCCTTCTGGATGCGTTTAAACAACGTATGGAGTTTCCAGAGCTTAAGAAGATGGCTTTGGAACTGTGGAAGGAGTGGGAGCCAGATACTTTAATCGTGGAGAAGCGTGCCGCAGGTGCTCCGCTCATCTATGAGATGCGAAAGATGGGAATCCCTCTATCTGAGTTTACACCGGGCAAAGGAAACGATAAGATCTCGCGTGTAAACGCAATCTCCGATCTGTTT